TTTTTTAAATAGTACACAACCGGGTGCACACGGTTTTGTAAATACATTATCGAAGGAGATAATTACTATGACAGACGGTTTAACCGCTTCTGATGTTGCCGTATTAACCGGCGGCACAGGAAAAAATGACGGCTTCGGCGGCTGGGGCGGAAATGGTGGAGGAGCAAATTCTCCCGCATTTCAGGGTTATGCAACCCGCGCTGATATCGACGCAGCGCTGTCCACGCAGGGAATCGAAAACGGGATCCAGAACCTTTCCGGCCAGCTTTGCAACGGCCTTGCTGGCGTAAACGCCAACCTGTCGAACCTGGGTTATCAGATGCAGCAATGCTGCTGCGATACCCGTGAGGCTATTGCTGGCGTAAACTACAACATGGCAGCCCAGACAAACATCCTACAGAATACCGTAAACAACGGATTCCGCGATGTAATTGACGCGCAGAACGCCGGAACACAGCGCATCATCGACCTGTTTACACAGGACAAGATACAGTCTTTGCAGACCGAGTTACAGTCCGCACAGCTCCAGCTGTCTAACAACGCACAGACAAACAGCATCTTAAATGCTTTGCGACCTACACCCGTTCCGTCTTATCCGGTAATGTCCCCGTACACGTCCATCGTAAACCCGACAGGCTTTAGCTTTGGCACCGGATGTGGCTACGGAGGCAACACGGGATGCGGATGTTAAAACTTCAGACGGAGTATCTTCGTGGCATTTTGCCATGATGTTCGGCTGATGCCGTTATTCACAAAAAGGGGCAGGCTGAGAACGTCTGCCCCTTTTGAAATGAAGGGAGAATAAAATGATTGAGTTAGTAAACACAACGCCGGTCACGGTCCCCGTAGGGCAGTCTATCCCGTTTTCGGCAGTGGCAACAAAGGGCGGATGCGCAGAAAGACACAGGGCTGGAAGCGCGCAGATAACGCTTGTAAAGCCCGGTAGATATCTGATTACATTTTCCGGAAACGTCGCAGTACCGACTGGGGAAACGGTAGGAGAAGTGGCGCTGGGAATTGCCAGAGATGGGGAAATCCTCGGCGGCACGGTGATGCGTGCCACCCCTGCGGCAGTAGAGCAGTATTTTAACACATCGTCCCAGACATACGTCGATGTGTTCTGTGGATGCTGTGAAAACATTTCCATCAAAAACGCAGGGACAATTCCTGTGTTAGTAGACAACCCGAACATAACAGCTGTTCGGGTTTGCGGTTAAGGAGGGCAGACCATGAGCTATAAATTGATGCAAAATATCCGTGAAGAACTGGATAAAATCGCAGAAAAAGGTCTGAATACCGGAAACCTTGAAACTGCATACAAGCTTATCGACATGCTGAAAGACATGGAAAATGTGGAATACTGGAAGTGCAAAGAGGGCTATTATAACGCCGTTCTCGACGAAATGGAAGGCGGTTATAGCCAGAATGGAGAGTACAGCGAGAGGCGGAAACGCGACAGCCGTGGGAGATACAGCAGGGATGATGGAATGAGCATGACGGCCTATGACGATGGATCCTCCTATGCGCGACGTGGGGAGCACTATGTAAAGGGTCACTATAGCCGTGGAAACGGAAACAATGACCCTTATGATGATTACATGGAAAACAAGCAGTCTTATCGCAACGGCAAGTCTGAGGATTGCAAGCGGCGTATGCTGGCTGCTCTGGAAGAGCATATGGATGCACTGACGGAAGAGCTGGGAGATCTGTCAAAGGATGCAGACTGCCGAGAAGAGCGGGAGACTATTTCGCGGTACATCGAAAAATTACGAAAGATGATGTGAGTAAAGGCGGCGGGTAAACCTGCCGCTTTTGCTTTAAACATGGGTACGCCATAGTTTTTTTTATTTAGTAAAATGTATTAAAGGATATGGAAAGGAATGATCGTCATGGATATCAAAAGGGTATACTGTCCTGTCTGTAATAATAAAACGCGGTCAGCATTCCGCAAGGATACGACAGCGCATAATCTTCCGGTGTTTTGCCCGAAATGTAAAACGACCAGCCTCGTGAATATTGAAAACGGAAAGGCAGAGCCTATCGTCCGTTAAGTGCCAGACGCCAGACGCAGAGCCAGTGATTTGTAAGGATTTCTTACAGATTGCTGGCTCTTTTTTGTATTTGTATTTCCTCCTTTACAGCACACAGCCTTGCGGGAAGGTTGAAAATGCGGTTCGACTCCGTCTGTGTGCAATCCTGTAAATCGTAATTGCAGGAAAATCCATCCCATCTTTCTTTGTTTTTGCCACCGTGCATGGAAGCAGCCGGGTTCAAGCCCCGGCGCACGGTATAGGTGCATTGTTTAGACAGCGCCGATCATTACGCTTTTCGCCCGGTCCGCTACCCCGGGCGCTTTGTGGGATAGCTCAGGAGGTAGAGCAGCGGCCTTATAAGCCGTGTGTCATGGGTTCAATTCCCATCCCCACAACTACCCCGCCCGTGGTTTATCGGGCTTAATCCATACCGCTGACGGGCGGTTAATCAATCACGTTTAGGAGGATAAAGATGCAGAATATTGAAGCAATTTTGACAGAACTGGGAATTGAGGTCCCGGCAGACAAAAAGGAAAACCTTACAAAAAAGGTGTCAGAAAATTACATCACAAAAGCTGAACACGAAAAGAAGTTGGGAAAGGCTGAGACTGCGGAAACCACTCTGAAAGGCTTTGAGGGCGTTGATCTCGACACTATGCAGAAAGAACTGTCTGACTGGAAGAAAAAGGCTGAGGATGCCGAGAAGGATGCGCAGGCAAAACTGTATGAAAGGGATTTTTCGGACGCTCTGAAAACAGAGTTTGAAGGAATTAAATTCTCGAGCGAAGCGGCAAAGCGCGCAATTATGGCAGAAGTCAAGGAGGCCGGATTAAAACTGAAAGACGGGAAAATCCTCGGACTGAATGACCTCATAACCCAGATGAAGGAAAAGGACGCTTCGGCATTTGTTGACGATGAGCAGCAGAAAGCACAGCAGAATCAGGCACGCTTTACACAGCCGACAAACAAGCAGGGGCAGGGCGGCGCGCTGACGAAAGACCAGATTATGAGCATCAAGGATGCTTCTGAGCGTCAGGCTGCAATTGCTGCGAACATGAGTTTATTTAATTAAAGCAGGAGGGCTAATATGCCAGCAAAAGCAAATTTGATTAAAACAGCGGATGTCCAGGTAACAGCAAGAGAGCTGGATTTTGTAACCAGATTCGAGCGCAACTGGCAGCATCTGCGGGACATCTTGGGGATCATGCGCCCCATAAAGAAGCAGCCCGGCGCAGTGCTGAAAAGTAAATATGCGGAGGGGACGCTCGAGGATGGTGCAGTAGGCGAAGGCGAGGATATCCCGTATAGCAAATTTACCGTAAAGGAAAAGAAGTATCAGGAAATGACCATCGAGAAGTACGCGAAGGCCGTTTCGATTGAAGCAATCAAAGACCACGGTTATGACAACGCTGTCCAGATGACTGACGACGAGTTCCTCTATCAGCTTCAGGCGGGCGTGACAAAGAAGTTTTACGACTATCTGAAAACCGGAACGCTCACGTCCGAGGAAACAACCTTCCAGATGGCACTTGCGATGGCAAAGGGCAAGGTTGAGAACAAGTTTAAGCAGATGCACCGGAACATCACCGGGGTTGTCGGTTTTGTGAACATCCTTGACGTGTACAAGTATCTCGGAGCAGCGAACATCACCATCCAGAATCAGTTCGGCTTCCAGTACCTGAAGGATTTTATGGGGTTCAATACAATTTTCCTCCTTTCTGACAGCGAGATCCCGGCTGATACGGTAATCGCTACACCGGTGGAAAACATCGTGATGTATTACATCGACCCCAACGACAGCGACTTCGCGAAGGCAGGACTTGTGTACACGACCAGCGGAGAAACGAATCTGATCGGTTTCCACACACAGGGCAACTACAACACCGCCGTGTCTGAGGCGTTTGCGATCACCGGCCTTGTGCTGTTTGCGGAATACCTGGATGGTATCGCGAAAATCACCGTAAATGCGGGGGGTTGATGGCCGCCAGTACACCCCTGAATACTGACGGCGAACCGCTTTCCGGGGAAACAAAACGGAAGAGTAAGAGATAAGGAGGACGACGGGATGGCATACACCACATTTACATTTTATGAGCAGACTTATCACGGGAATGTCGTCCCGGCGGAGGAATTTGACCGTATCGCAGACCGTGCCAGTGACTTTTTGGACGTCATAACCTTTGACCGCCTGGTGGACGGGCTCCCAGACAATGAACGAGCGAAAACAAAGGTTCAGAAAGCCGTTTGCGCGGTCTGTGACAAATTATATCAGCTGGAGCTGGCAGAGAAGAAAGCGCTGTATTCCGCTGGGGAGACATCTTCCGGCGGGGCTGGCGGTGTTACTTCGGGAGTAATTACTTCCAAGTCTGCCGGTTCTGAATCAATTTCCTACGCTTCCCCGTCCGAAATGGCAAACGGCGCAAAGGCATGGAGCGCGGTCTACCAGGCGGCCGGGGATGCACAGGAGACAAACAAGCTTCTGGCAGATGCGGCAATGCTTTATCTGGCAGGAGTGAAAAATGATGATGGCGTACCGTTGTTGTACGCAGGAACGAGGTAGATATGGAAATGTTGTTTACAAATATGACCGGAATTTTGGCGGTTATCGGCGCATTAGCGTTTATCGTGTCGGTCATCACACAGGTATTTAAGGGTGTAGGCGTGCTTGCAAAAATCCCTACGGATATCCTCGTGCTTGTCCTGTCCATCGGGATTACAGTGACCGCGTTTGTAGCATATATGCAGTACATCCAGCAGACTATTATTTGGTACATGATTCTGGCGGCTATTCTGGCGGGATTTTCAGTTGCTTTCGTGGCGATGTACGGATGGGAGAAGTTTGCAGAATTATGGAGCAGATTTAAGAAAGGCGAGTAGGAATGGGATATCGAACCAGTCGCAGTTACGACAATCTGGAACGCAGGATATTTGACGGCGTTGGAGAGTATGTCATACCGGAAATATCCCCTGTGACTTATGAAGGCGGTTGTGACTGGATCGGATTTAATTATGCAAAATCTTGCAAAAATCCATCTGAAAAAGGTTTTCA